CTGGCTTCCGCCGTTTACGGCCCCTACTGTTTCGGTCCGTGCTATCATCAGCGAGCGTGAGGAAGCCATGTTGTAAATATCCCGTATCCTGTCACCGATCTGCGCAACCGTTTCACCGGCTTCCGTGCCTTCTTTGATCGCTTTGAAAATCTGCTTGCGGACAGTCTCGTTGATCTGCGTGATGTTGTCCGTCCTGATCTTGACGTATGCGCTTATAAGATGATCGAACGCGTCATCATCAAGGGATTTCTTTCCCAAAACAACACGCCCGAACGCGATCCCTTCTTTAACGCCCATCGTGATCCATCTGGCCGACTTAGATTTGAGCTTTTCGTTCTGCTCATCCCAATTCAGCTTGAACCCATCTGACCCAAGCTTCACAAGCGCGGACAACGCCTCTTTGCGCTGTTCAAAGAAATATTTGCTTATCATCCCGGACATTCCGCGCTCAACGCCTCCCTGCTTTGTCAAAAAGGCCTTCCAGACGGCTTCGCGCTTTGCGTCTTTGGCCTGCTTTAATGCAACAGACTTCTTGTCGTCCTCTTTCGGCGCAGGATCATCTTCTTCATATCCGGGTGAACTTAACGCCGGGGCTTCTGCGGATGAAACAGGATAAAGCCCAAACGGGGCCCACCAAACGTCACCCCAGGCAACATTATCAAACCCAAGTTGAAGGCGTTCGTTGATCTCATTTCTTGTGAACCCTGCGCCAGAAAGCTGAACGGCAGTCACAACCTTTTCTTTGAAGTCCTCTTGATAAGCAACGACGTTTGAATAATCGAAATAGGCTTCAATCTTCGGGTTATACGGCCAGACGATATATTTGTTGATCGCCCCTTCGACCTTGCGCATGACCGGCATGATCGCGTATGACCAGAATATTTTCATCTGACCGATGAAGGTCGCATAGTTAAGGTCTTCGGTAATATTAAAAAGGGCCTTCGGAGCGCGCCAGATGCCGAGAATCTCCTCGCGCGAAAACTTCTTCTGTTCCATGAAATCCATATCTTTGTGGGAAAGCGTGCCTGTCGGCAATGGCTTCAGGCCAGATTCAAGGATGGCGACCTTGTGGGCGTTTCTTGCGCCCATGTATTTCTTTTCCCATGCCTTCAGCGTCCGCTTGACAACGTCCTCTCCAAGCTCTTCATCAGACCCGAGGACGGTCCCCGGGTTCGCTCCGTTGTCAAAAAACGCCTTGTTGTAAACGAGAGATTGCCAGTCAATGTCTATGATCTTCTGGATAGGCTTCTGCGGGTCCATGCCTCTGAATAGGTTGTAAGGGTTGAAGTCCTTAATAAACACAACCTCATCCGGCTGGAACAGGATCTGCTCTTTTGAATACCGCCAGCCGGTTATCATCCGGCCCTGCGTAGTTTCCTGAAAGTCGGAAGGGTTAAATACCCAAAGTTCAGCCGGAAGCTTTCTTGTCCCAGCGGCTTGCCCGATGGACTTCTCTTTGACAACCATCGCCTCGCCACAAAGACATGCGAACCCGACCCATGCCTGAATGAAATCAGATTCAGTCATGTAGGGGTTTGGGTTGTTGAATAGATGAACGATGTCGTCGTCTTCGATTTCCTTCTTGGACTTGCGATCCCTGAATTTAAGATCAGCTTGCGGCACGTTGTCGGCAATAGCCTTGATTGCCTTATAGACGGATGAAATCTGCTCATACGGCCTTGTGACCTTTTCTCCGAACAACTGCCATTCGTTTCCAACGGCAAACATGCGCTCCCATGACGATGACTTTTTAATTATCGCAAGATCAGACTTTACGCTTTCAAGTTCTGCCGATGGAACAAGGCCAAACTTTCCAGCTATTTTGTTTAAAATTGACATATCGCTCCTTTAATGGACGAGCGTCCGTTCTCCGCTTTCTGATGCTTTGATGGCAAACCCAAGCGCGTCAACATCGTCATCGTCTGCGCCATCTCTACCGTCAAAAGCGCACAAATGGTCAATGAGCTTTGCCACTCGCGGGTTCCCGCTTTTAAATTTTATAGTTCCGTTTTCGATCATGTGCTGGAACTCAATCACCCGGACAACCTTGTCCGTATCTGTCGTTATCGCGCTAAGAGGCGGATGCGATCCTGTTTTTGGTTCACGCCCGACCTCATCAATCCTTTGTTTAACCGCCTCGCCTGCGTTATTCGACTCAATGTTTATCCTTGAAAATTTTCTTTGCCGGTGAAGGCCGTTGACAAACGTCGCAAACTCTGTCACCGAAACCTTATCTAAAAAAACATCATCAACATAAAGGAACCCATCCTTGTCCCTGCAAACTTCAACGAGCGCCATATTGTCAGCGCTTGTCTTTTTACTCGTTGCCGTGTCAATGCCTCCATATAGCCTCGCCTTGATCGGTGCGGATTCGTAATATTGAATCCAGTGGCGCTTGATGATTGCCCCTTCCGGGTCCACCGGCTCGCCGTCATAAAGAGCGTTCCAGTATCGTGATCCAATGTCTTTTTTTATCTGCTCAAGCGAATGAGCGTCAAATCTTTCTGGCCACAACGGTTCTCCTGCTTTGCGGCCCATCGGGTCGTTTTCCCCTGCAATCGCCTTCAAGTTTATGACCGTCCAGTCCGCATCTTCTTCAAGAATCGATCCTGCCAGGTCTTTCTGATGCCAGCGAGCCATCATTAGGATCATTGAAGCCCCAGGCTCAAGGCGTGTTCTGGCAACTGATCTATACCAATCATAGGCGCGCGCCCTGAAAGTCTCGGATTCGGCTTCCTGAGCGTTCTTTACGGGATCGTCGATAATGAAAAGATCGGCTCCCCTTCCTGTTGCGCTCCCGCCAACGCCGAGAGAAAGAACGCCGCCTCTGTGTCCAGCCATGCGCCAATTATCAACAGCCCGCACGTCCTTATCCGTTGAAATGCCAAAGATCGCTCTGAATATCTCATCCTCTACAATGTCGCGGGTCCTGCGCGACCACTCGTTTGACAATGAATCCGCGTATGACGCATGAATGATCCGCTTGTCAGGGTTCCGGCCCAAATACCAAGCTGGGAAGTTGCAGGAAGTCATTTCTGACTTTCCGTGCCGCGGGGCGAAGAATATCATCAGCTTTTTAATCTCTCCGCGCTCGACCTTTTCCAAAACCTCAGCCAAAAACTCAAGATGCCGGGCATACTGATAAGACGGATTCACGCAGAAACTGAAATCCATCAGCCTTCGCCTGGCAAGCTCAAACTCTGACTTGATGATCCTGAGCTTGTTTTCGTTCGATAATTCCTCGCACAAAATCATTTAAGTCCTTTTCGGATTGAGACTTCAAAAACTTGTCTTCGTGGTTTTCAACCTTGACAATGTTTGTATTGTTCACGAGCGCGCGCCTGTCCTGAAACTCGTCAGGGAAATGGTTCATCATGTAAAACATATATTCAGCGCCTTGGGCCTTCCCGCTGATAAGGCGCTGCTCCCATGTCTGGCGAACGAGCTGGGGAACGATCTCCTTTTTCGCATCCATGTATTTATTGATTATTTTTGCTATTTCCTTATTTGCTTTTCTTGCGTACCACAAAGAGGCGCGCGTCAAGTCTAACTGCTTGGCGATCGCCGGGAGAGATAAGACGGGATTTCTTTCCAGAACATCCGGAAGGATTGTTTTTATTCTATTGATTGTTTTTTTCGACAGCGTCGTTTTTGCCATTGTGTCTCCCCAAATAAAAAGCCGATCCCCTCCACGCAAGAGGATCGGCATTTATGAGAATAGGAGGACCTAGGCTCAGTAAAGCACGAAATTAAAAATCTGTCACAAAAAAAATGATATACCTTTTTTTACTTCCATTTGGCTATGCCGTATATGGCAAGAACAAATTTAGCCTCCATGTATTTATCAATCATCTTTGAGATTGCCTTGCTTTTTTTGCGGGCAATCAGCAAAGAAAAACGGCAGATGTTAAGTTGCTTTGCTATCGACGGGAGAGAGAGAACGGGGTTCTTTTCAAGAATATCCGGCAATTCTGTTTTAATTCTTTGAATCGTTTCTTTTGATAGACTTGCCATAACGCCCCCAAATAAAAGTGCCGACCCCTCCACACAAGAGGTCGGCACATGAACTAAGGAGGAACCCACAACTCTAATAAAGCACGGAATTAGAAATCTGTCATAAAAAAAATGATATACCTTTTTTCACTTCCACTTGACTATGCCGTAAATGGCAAGACAAAAATAAACCGCGAACAGCGCAGACTGCTCCTTTGCTCCGATGTTCCAGTCGTAAATCATCCATGTGAAGTTTGTGACCGCCCAAATATAAAAACAGGATCGTTTTTTGTGTATGTTAAGCACTACCCCGATCAAACTGGCGATTGTTACTGCCCACATAGTTCCGCCTTTTGTCCGGTGAAATCTTCCCACCTCTTTAAATAAGAATCTGTCTTTTTGTGACATTCTTTGCATAAAACAACAACATTGCTTTCCACCAAAGATAATTTCGGAAAATTTTTTCTTGGTTTTAAATGATGAATGTGTAAAACGGGTCGTGTTCCTTTTTTTCCTCTAACTCC